CCATTATAAATATTCGTTAAGGTTAATTTTTTGTTTATTGTATTCGTGTTGTTCGTTAAGCCAATTATCTTGTGTTTCTTTTTTTGTATATATTCAAAAATTCCATTTACTTCTATTTTCGTTACACTAAACCTACATTAAATAACTATAGAAAAGGTTAATTATAGCCGTTAACTTCTATTTTATTACACCATTATTACAATTAGTTACATCCCTTGTTTAAATAGGCTTTAAATAGGTTTTAAACGTTTTGTTTATCTGAATATTTAGCCAAATAAATATAAAAATGATTATTTATTGAAAAACATCAAAAAAAGTAACTTTTATTTTATTGGGTTGCCTGTTGGGTTGCTTATTGGGTTGCTTCAACTATGTTTTAAAATAAACTATAAGATTACCCATAACCGCATTAATTTTATAGTTTAAATCATAAAATCAAGGTTAAGGATACCCCAAAATAACATTTTAAAACGCTTAAATTTAATTAACTATTTAATTATCAGTGAATTATATTTTTACATCATTGAATTTATTCTAATACTTCCTTTGATTAACCCTAACGCACTAACTTTTTTCAGTTCTATATCTTTATCTTGGTGATGTTTGTTTTGGCTAACCAAACATATATAATCTTCTCCTTTTGCGCTTTTCTGAATATATTTTACTGTTACAAACTCCTCATCGTCAACCTCCATACTTACTAAATACATTTCACCCCAAAATAAACCGTCTCGAATGTTGTGGATTTGTTTATACATAACAATATCTCCACTTTTAAGTAATGGATACATACTGTCTCCAGTAATATAAACCGCACCATCACATTTAGGCAAGTTTGGAATTTGTATGTAGTCAATTGGTTTTGTTTGATTGCTATCTAAAAACAACGATACTATCCCAGCTGACGCTTCAACATTATATAAAGGAATTGTTTGAGCTTCTGAAATTTTATTATCTGTTTTTAGATCATAAGTTTCATGAGTTTCATTAACCATATTGTTTATTGGTTCATTATTTATAGAAGAATAATCAACAACAGGACGTTTAACTGATCCAATGCCAGAAATCAAAAACTCAGGATTAATATTTACGCATTTTGAGTAAATTAAATCAATATCAAACGTATTTCTACTAAGCCAACTTGATAAAGTTTGAGGCTTAATCCCTAAATGATTAGCAAAAGCGGTGTCGGTTTTAAATAAATAAGTATCTTTTATCTTATTCAAAATCAACGTCTTATCAATTATTTTACTCATTTTGCGTAAATTTTATTATAATTTGTTTTTTTATTACGCATTTTGCGTATATATTTGTTCTTCTAAACGGAACAAAATAAACAATGGACAAACGTACAAAAACAAAACCGGAATACAATGGACAAATTGTAGAGAGATTAATTTCAAAGTATGGAGTTTCAAAAAGATTCATATCAATGAGTTTATCTGGTGACAGAAAGTCTGAAACATCTGATACAATTGCATCAGATTATAAAAAAATGGAAAAAGCAGTAAATGATCTATTAGCTACTTTATAAAATGAAATCTAATCCATACGAATATTATAGCAATAAGCTCGGTGTCAAAATTAGTTTTCTAATTTCTGACCGAAATGCGAATTCTGATAGTTTGAAGCTGATTAATTATAATGCTTTACATCGTCGTATGAATTCTGAGACATGTATTGAAAAACAATTACGCAGAGCTTCATTAAATTATGATGCATTAATTCATTTTGATTCTTTAACTCAAGAATGGAGAGATAAGTTAACATTGAATTTTGGAAGTCCTGCAGTTGAAATCAAAAAGAGTTGGTTTGCGGAACATTATGAGGCTGATAGAAAAGCATTTGATTTTTATTCAAGTTATACCTATGGTGAGGATAATAAAAAACTTGATTTAGATCTAATTGAAACCTACACATATAATGCTTCGGTTTTAAATACAGTTATAAAGTTAAAAGCTAACAGAAAAGCATACGCAAAAGCATTAGGATGTAACCAAATTGACATTTGGGAAAGCCTTTCAAAAGATGTAAACGCTTTTAGAGTTGTGGCTCATAAATTACCAACAAGTTCAAGAGGTTTAAGAATTCAAGTAAATAACTATTTGAAATTTGGGTTTTCTGCAATCATTTCTGGAAAGCTTCAAAACCAAAATGCAACCAAAGTAAAAGAAAAAGAGCAAATGGCTCTTGTTGATGAATTATTGGCTAAACATACAAATCTTGACAACACACAAGTTGCTGGAATGTACAACACAATTGCCGATGTTTTAAAATGGAAAACAATCACATCGCAAACTGTGGCTAATAGAAAACAAGATAAGAAGTTGGTTATTACTGCCGGTAGAAAAGGAACTAGCGCGCTTTCAAACACTGTATTAATGCAAAACAAACGTACAGCTCCAACAATGCCAATGTTATACTGGACACTTGACGGATGGGATGCGGAACTTTTGTATCAAGAAACATCAATTGATAAATCTGGTCGCTCGGTTACTTCTTATACAAATCGTTTAACGGTTGTGGTTGTTCTGGACCCGTTCAATAAGTATCCGGTTGGTTATGCAATAGGAACTCACGAAACACCAGAATTAATCAAAGATGCATTAAGAAACGCATTCCAACATACTAGAGAATTATTTGGAGCCTATTATCGCCCATATCAATTGCAATCTGATAATTATGGTCGTGGAACTTTAAAACCACTTTACGAAGCTTGCTCGGTTCATTATACACCTGCAAAAGTAAAGAATGCTAAAGCGAAAATTATCGAGCCTTGGTTTAACAGATTCAATAAAGAGTATTGCCAAATGTTTGACAACTGGTCTGGGCACAATATGGCATCGGGTTCTAAAAGTCAACCAAATGATGAGATGTTAAACAAATTGCGCCATCAGTTTCCAGACGAAAACGGTTGCAGAAATCAATTGACAATGTCTATTGAAGCTGACAGGAACAAAAAGCGTGAACAATACATTAACCAATGGAGTCAAGTTAGTGAGGAATATCGTTCAGAAATGTTACAAGAAATGTATTTAAACTATTTGGGAAAAACCACAGGTTTTACAAACAAGCTTTTACCAGAAGGTTTAACTCCAACTCTAAACGGACAAACATTATGTTTTGATTCATTTGACATCAACTTTAGAAAATTATCTCACGTTGATTGGGCGGTTAAATATGATCCGCAAGATTTATCAAAAGTTTTGGTTGTAAATGCAGAATCTAAAGGAGGAAAAATAGTTAAAGAAGTTGGTACATATCAATTTATGTTACAACAAAAACACATACAACCAATGGCACTCGCAGAACGTAACGAGGATGATGGTTTAAAACTTCAAGAAGTTAAAAGTTACAACAATAACGTAATGCAATACATAACTGGAGAGCGACAACAAAATGCGGAAATATTAGAGGAATTATTCCAACGACCGCAACTCCAAGATACACTTGCAAAACTAATACTCGTCGATTCAAGAGGACAACACAAGGACAGAAGAAACGACAACAGATTAAAAGAAAAATCGAGGGAACTTATAGAAGTTCAAGCGATTGAAACAAAAAAAGAAACACAAGATAATTGGCTTAACGAACAACACGAATACAATAAACAAAAAATTAACCTTAACGAATATTTATAATGGAGCAATCAATCAAACAAACTATTGTAACAAAGTTAAAAGAGTACATGGAGTTACATCAACTTACTCAAGCGGATGTTTCAAAAAAGTCTGGAGTTAGAAAGGAATACATTAACATCTTACTTAAAGAAGATTCTAATTTCATGTATGATGCTGGAAATAATAAACAAGGTTTTATACCTGCAGCTCATTTTCATGCTTTAGCAGAATTATGCGGTTATTCAATTGAAAAAACTTATTGGGAAACGCAACCTACTCCTCAAACCATCGCAATTTTAGCCAATTTAAAAGAGGCAAAAGAGCACGGTGTAACAAATGTTTTCTTTGGAGAAACTGGTTCTGGAAAAACGCACACTCTTCAAATCTTTGCTTCAAAAAATCCACATGACACATTTATTGTTACTGTTGGAAGTTCGGACAATTTAGGAGATTTAATTGAAAAGGTAGTTGATCAACTAAAAATTACTGCTGGAAAAACAAAAGCGGCAAAGCTTCGTGATATTTCAAAAAGAATGCGCGATTTAAAAGCACAGGGTTATACTCCTCAATTAATTTTTGATGAGGCCGAATATATGAAACAACCTGCATTATGTGCAATGAAAGAATTGTATGATAATTTACAACACTATTGCTCAATTGTATTAGTTGGAACCGACCAGTTGAGAGATAACCTTGATAAATTAAGAAAAAGAAACAAAGCGGGGATTCCACAATTCTACAGACGTATAAAATTCGGAATTAGAGTATTGCCAAACATAGACAGAAGCTACTCAATTTTCATTCAAGAAATTGAAGATAAGAATTTAAGAAAGTTCGTTCAAAAACATTGTGATAATTACGGAGAGTTGCACGATTGTTTAGTTCCTGCAATGCGAGAAGCTGACAGAACAAAAGAGCCACTAACTGAGCAATTAGTTAGAAAAGTGTTAAACATTCCAGAAGGCATGTATGACTAAGATAAAATTAAAAAAGGCTTTAACGGTTGCCAATATCGTCAACCAAAAAGTAACGCTCATTGACTTTTCTGAATATGCACCCGATTTATACCAAGCATTTGGTAATCCTCAAAATAAGGGAGTATGGTTTGTTTGGGGTGGCTCTGGTTCTGGTAAATCCAGTTTACTATTAGACATAACAAAAGCTTTCTGTAGAAACCTAAAAGCCGTACATAATGAACTTGAGGAGGATTTAGATGATGATGATTATATAAAGCGATTGCAAATGAAACAAATGCATGATGTTGAAGGTCGATTTTTATCAGTCTCATATAATTACAAAGAGATGTGCGAGTATTTAGATAAAAGGGATTCGCCTAAAGTAGTTGTAATTAATTCGGCAAATTATTTTTTTGAAAGTCTCGCTCAATATTTCGAGTTTACAAAAAAGTATAAGCGTAATAAAATCATCATTATTTCGGGAATGGCAAAAGCTAACAACCCATATTCAGAATTAGAGAATAAAATTATGTTTGATGCTAACAAGAAAATATTTGTAACTGGATATTTAGCATCATGTAAAGGACGGACAATTGGACCAAACGGAGGAACGTATATCGTTTGGCAAGAGGGATACGAAAAACTAAGAGGAGCATCAGAATAAAAAAATCAAATCAAACTAACATTATGAATAAAATTCAATCAAATCAAATTGTAGATCTATTACAATATTCAACTAAAGAATATGAGGACCAATATTTAGATTGGTACGATAGATTTATCAGCTCATTAGCAAAAGGAGACTTTTCAAAATATGTGCAAATGTATCAAAACAGGTCAATTGCAATGTGGTTTAAACTTGAGATAAATAAACTTGAAAATCAGTTTATTTCTATTTCTCAAAATGTACCAAATGAAATTGTTCAGTTAAGAGTTCATTATAAAGTTACAATCTCTCAAATTTTCAATAAGTACCCATCGGCTTTATTAGAGGGAATTAAACCAAATTATTCATTTAAAATTCAACCAAATCTAAATTAGATATGACAATACCGCAATTGAAAAACAAAATTAATGAATTGGAGTTTTGGTTGGAGCATAACCAGAACCATCCAGATAGAATAATCATCGAAACGGATTTAAGAAATCTAAGACTCGAACTTTCAAAAACTGAAACTAATGAGTAAAGAAAAAATAACTGATAGAATTCACAAATTGGAGCTCATTCTGGAATATGAAGCAACCATTCGACTAAAGTATATCTCGGTTGGAGAATGAATATGTATAAATCAAGAGCGTGGTTCTTTATATGAACAACTAAACGAAACTAACTCCAACCCAAGGCAATATAAAGTAAGTGATTTCATTGAAAACAGAATTCAATTTGTATTAAATAAAATAGAAAATGGAAATTAATAACATCAAAGTAATCGAACCAGAAATTTTAAAAACAGAAAAAATGGAAAACACAAAAGGACCAGTTGATTTATCAACTTTAAGTGATGCAGAATTTGAAGCGGAAATGCAGCGCAGAAATTCAGAAAAAGCAGAATTGCAACAAAAGGCAAAACGAGATTATGAAAACCTAAAATCAGAGGTTGTAACTGAATTATGTAAAAGTGCAAAAGAAATTAATGAAACGCTTGAAAAATTTAAGATTAAAGCATTTTCGGACATGCAAACCGTTTATGATTTGCTAAAAGAATATAGCTCTCGCCATAAAGATGGGAAAGGTAATTTTAAAATTGAATATCAAAATTACAGAGTTAGTTATAAGCGACAAGGAAAGCCACATTTTGACGAAAGAAGTCACCAAGCGGAAAAACATATCATTGATTTTGTGAACTCTAAATTTAATAATGACAAAGACACAAGAGATTTAGTAATGTCTCTATTGGAACGTAAAAAAGACCAATTAGACATTAACCTTATTCAAAAGCTTTACGCAATGGAAAATCGCTTCCAAGATGAAAATTGGAAACGTGGAATTGAACTTTTAAAAGAGAGTTATAGTTATTCACACTCAAAAGATTATATCGGGTTTGAGTTTAAAGATGATAAAGGAGAATGGCAAACTATAAACTTGCAATTTTCAAACATATAAAAATAAGTTAAGTAGGTTAATTGGGTCCCGAGTGGCGAAATGGTAGACGCTTGACCACTAGATGTCGGTTAGTCATGGTAGCGCCTGGCAACTAAAGTTCGTGGATTGTTTTAGGAAAAACAAAATGACATCGTGCAGGTTCGAATCCTGTCTCGGGAACAAACTTTAAAATCAAACAAAATGTATACAATAATCGAATTAGAGGATAGCGGTCAGGATTTTTTAAGAATTATAACTGATCATGTTGGAGTTATTATTGAACTTCAACCTTTTAATACTGGTGCTTTTTTAGGAGGTTTAATTCCTATAGGCCAAGAGGATATGATGGAAAAAGGAAAAGAACTTCCTATACATCATCCGCCAAATATAAGCTTTGGATTTTTAAAGCATAAAATAAAAAATGTTAAAAAAGTTGAAAAATTAGAAGATGCCAATATATAAAAAACCAATTCCAAAGTATGATCCAAAAGGTAAAATTACAGCCTTTCAGATTAAACGGATTATGGCAAACTGCCAATATCAAGTTGAAACAAAAAACGAGTGGGTACAATGGGCAACTGCTGATAAAACTAAAACAAGTTTAAGAGAAATAACCCAAGAGCAAGCGGTTAAAATCATACGCGCTCAAGAAGGTTCTGAAGCTTTAAACCCAACACAAGAAAACTGGGGTAAGTTTGACTATAAAAACCCATCACACAAGGTTATTTTGTCATTAATGCACCAAGCACAATGGACAACAAAGCATCCAGAAAAAGGAGAGGTTGCCGATTTAAACCGATTAGATGGTTTTTTAAAATCAGAAAAATCTCCAGTTCAAAAACCTCTTTTAAAAATGGATGATAAAGAAGTTCAAAAACTGATAGTTGCACTTAATAGAATAGTAAAATCTAAATATAAATAAGATGGATAAAAGTAATATAATAATTATGATTTACATCATCGTTTTCGTTGTTCTGGTTTTTATTATTGCTTGTTTAAGTACAGCATCAAATGCAGATGATAACTCTTGCAGTTGTGATGATGTTAACCAATGCGAAAAATGGTGTAATGCCAAAATTGCATTTACAAAAGATAACAATTACAGTATATCTGAGGAATGCAAACATCCAAACCAATTAACTAGAGTTTTAGAAGCATCTGGAACTTGTGAAAAAACAATTGAGGTTTGTGCTGACTGCGACGAACCTTTATCAGAACCAAAAACAGACTGTATATGAAAACTATTGAAAAATTTGAATGCTTCTTTTTTGGAGTATCTAAACAAATGGATTTTATAAGTTTGCCAGCCTCAGTGGTTGGTATTTCGGAATCATAAATTTTATTTAAAAGTTTCCTACAAGCCAGAAGAGTATCGTTATTTAATTTGAGTTTGATTTTCATTAGTTGATTTGTTTATTTTTGATGGAATGCTAATAAAATACGTGTCAACTTCTTGCTGAAGTTTGCTTAAAGTCATTTCATTAATACACTTGACTTCGTTATCAATTTTTAAAATTTCTTCCATTAATTTAATTCGTGAAACTCCAGTTGCAAAGTCTAAAAATTTATCATAACTGTTTAGAACTTCCTTAAGGCGGTTTCGTTTGGTTACATAGTTCATTGTTGGTGTGTTTTGGTTCACAATCGCACGATTCACAAGTGCCGTTACATTTCGAATTCAATGATAACGAACTTGAAAAAGTCTTAGTTCAAAAAGTAATTTCATTATTAAACCAAAAATTAACGTAGAAAATGAACCTAACAACAACTTACACCGTAAAAATGCAAAACGGCTCTGTGTGGGTGTTTAAATACAATTTAAACGGCATTTTAGTTTACTTCGATGTATTGGAAGGTGAGCTCTCTCAAAACCAACAAGACTTTTTATATCCTCAAGGTAATTTCCCATGGAAAGAACTGCACATAAAAGAATGGTCAAAACGGTTTAAAACCGCGATTGTTGAAGTTGGTGAGCGAGATATTTCCTTTGAGGCACTTTGGAACTTGTATAACCATAAAGTTAAAAAGTTCGAAGCCGAAAAGGCTTTCAAAAAATTAAAGGAGCAAGATGTAATACTTTGTTTTTTATCTATTCCAGGATACAACAAATACCTGCAGAAAAAAGGAACTGCAAAAGCGCATTTATCATCATTTATTAATCAACGCTACTTCGAGGACGATTGGAGCAAAGCAATTTAAAATTATGGCAAAACAATTTTTTAGAATCGCAAAAACTAACGCATCAAAAAACAAGGTGCAATTATTAATTATCAAACATTTTGAATTGATTGATAAAACACTTTATGAAAATTTAAGTCATGCGGAAAATATGGTAAAACAAACTTTTGAAAATGCTATAAAAGAGTATTCCGGACACGCTAAAATACCAGAATTAAAAAAGCACAACGCCTCAAACGATACAATAATTTATTTAGTTGAGGATTTAATCTACACCGACATTATCACAGTTAAAATCGACTTTACTTAAAATTATGATACTACCATTCAGCACACAATTAAACGGAAAACCAACATATTTTGTTGAAAAAATATTGAAAACATTCGATGATAAAATACTTACTAATGAGGATAAAGAACTAATTAAACTCCTAATTGAATTTGAATATTTTGATGTCTTCAAATATGATGAAGTAAAACCGAAAATTCATACTATTCGTGAAGATAAAAATGACAGATGGAAAACAGGAAATAAAATTGACTTTTTTATCAATTCACGTCGCCCGGATATGTTTCGATTTTGCCACACTCTAAAGGTTGTTAGCGTTCAAAAAATTGAAATATATTATTTTCCATTAACAACAATTCCAGTTCAAAAAGTACCAGTTGTAAAAATAGATGGTATAATCATATATGATGCTGCTGCAATAAATCATAGGCAAATGTTTGAATTAGCAATTAATGATGGATTTGAAAGTATTGAGGATTTTTTCAACTATTTCAATGAAGATTTTACAGGCAAAATAATCCATTGGACCGATGAAAAATATTAGCCATGTTTAAAACCGAACAAACAAAATTCTCATGTAGAAAATGCAAACAAGGAATTTGTCAATTTGATAGATATATTCAGTATTGGTGCTTTCCAATTAAAGTTTATAAATGCAATAATTGCTCAATCGAATATGTTTAAATACTGTAAAAAATGTTTCACAATGCGTTTATTCAAAAATGGTAAATGCACAATATGTAAAAACTAATGCCAGAAATAACTAAAGTATTTCAAGTTGATATTACACCAGAGCGATTTCTTGACGCTTGCTCCGATAACGAACTAAAAGAAATCGATTTATTAATCCAAACCGAACGCTTTCAGCAAAGAATAAAAGAAAAGCAAATCGGTTTTAATTCACAAAAAACAAATGAAGAAACAAAGTAAAAAGCACAGCATTTTAGAAAGCGTTACCAATACTATTATTGGTTTAGTTATAAGTTATACCATTCAAAGATTAATTTTCCCATTATATGGTATTAAAATAAGCGAAAGCACCAATTTACAAATTACTTTCATATTTTTTGTAGCATCGTTTGGGAGATCATATTTATTACGTCGAATTTTTAACAAACTGCACTCATAATGATAACAACTCAAATAATTGAAAAGACAAAAGCATTTCAAGAGCTTTCGCCAGTAACTCAATTAATCTATCGAAAAAAGGAAATGATGAATAAAGTAAAACAAGAGCTTCAAATTGCTAAAAATGTTGGAATTGAAGCTTATAAAGGAGTTTACCATCCTCGACCTTATTTATTAAATGTAATTAAAGAACTTCTTGAAAATGGCTGGTAAAGTATTACACGAAATATCATTAGAAAAATTAGATGAGATATATAATTTTGTCAGTCTTTCAATTTATCAACTAAAAAAGTTGAATTTAAGAAATGAAGATATAAAAATTTTAATGCCTAATTGGTTTAAGTTTGTAATGGAACATAGTTATACTAGATATACATATTACAGGACTGCAGAGCAACAATTAATTGAAGCGAAATTTTTTGATATTGAAGTTTATCCACATTTTAAAAATGAAATTGTAGTATATTGCAAAGAATTTCATTTAAATAAAGAATTAGATCAACCAAAAATATTTGAAATATGCCAGAGTTAAGATTTGATATGAGAACCGCTTATGAAAGTGGCGTAAAAGAACATCCAATGAAAGTAATGAGTGAATTGGGTTACGAAATTATAGACTATGAAGGTATACCTATTGCAGATTGTGCAATTATAAAAGTAAAGGAAGTCATTTACCCATTAGAAATATATTTAACATTAATCTAGAAATAATGAAAAAACTAATTTTATTATTAGCGATATTTACACTAATAAGTTGTACAGAACAAAAAAACGATTGCAACTTTTCAAGAGTTGAAATAACTGTTGAAAAAAGTAATAACGAACCTCAAAAAATAACATTGAACGGCTGTTATAAAATTTCAGAACCTAACGAGCTTGGTTTAGTTTCCATTACAGGAAATAACGACAGTACGAAAGTTTACTATGATAAAGCTTCAACAATTTTAAATATTATTACTGAGGCTGGTCCAGCAAGTGAATGGAGAGCTAGAAAAGGTGATAATATTTTAGTGGTAGAGAAAAAGGATACCTTAGGCTTTATATTTGGAAACTTGGATAAAAACTTTAAAGGTTCATTGGTATTTATTAAATAAAATGATCCTCTAGAGTTATATCAAACCCGGCTAAATTTAGTCGGGTTTTTTTGTACAATTTTTTTTATTACTTTTGCTATATGGCAGCCAAACTCAATACAATACGTCTACACCAGGACATTAAAAAAGAATTTGACAAACTAAGTCAAATTGAAGAGTATGGAGTGCGTAAATTTTCAATTGAGTTTATCCTTAATAAAGTTGCTCACGAGTTCTACAAATCGCCAAAAACGATTGAAAATATCGTTTTTAATCGAACTGGTTTATCTTATCAAAACAATCAAACAGAATTATTTTCACAACAATAATGCGAGATTTTTAAAGAATCACGCATTATCAATTATATATCCTGTTGGATTGTTTGGCTCAATGTTTAAATTGGCAAAAGTTCCGTCCTCAAATACTTCAGCTGCACTATAATCGATTGAACTACATTTATAAGTAATACTATATAAGTTACCAGCTCCTCCAGTATCAACAGGAGAAAAAGAAACTCTTTCCATATTAGTATATCCATTTCCGTTAGAACCATGCAAAACCTTGTTTATTAAATCAATATTATCTAAAAAACTCAAAGCCTCATCTTGGTTCCAAGAGCCTTTATATGTATCTGCAAAAGTTTCATAAAACAAAAAAACATCAAGTTGTATTTGTACATTCTGAACTTTTACACCCATACTTTTCATGTCATTACTTCTAAAAGCTAAAAATACTGCAGGCGCTGGAAAAGGATGTTCGCCATCCAAATTGTATACTTGCGAATTCCAAAGGTCAATCCATTTTATTGCCGGAACGTTATCACTAATTTTTTGAGCAATTTCTTTGTAAAGTGCTTTAAAATTTTCCATATTATGATTGTTTAAATCGTTTTTCAACTTCGTTTAAAAGCCATTGATCTAAATTTTCCATCATCTTTTTAGAATGCCCTATAAATTGACGTTCTGGAAAGTTAATATCTATTTTTCTACTATGTGCTTTTACTTGTTCTCTTTTGCCGTTACGCGTTCTTGAATGCGCTCGTACGCTTTGAATTGCTCTTACGCGCTCACCATTATTATGCACAGATGCATAAGGTACGTGAGTTCCAAATTCAATATTTTTATTATCCTCTGAAATGACTGAAAGGCTTTTTCTTAAAAAAGTGGTATCAATTAATATTGCGCCTCCTGGTCTTTGGTCTGGAGTTTTTCTTTTACCCCAAGCTTTAAAACTTGCATCTGTAAAACCTTGCTTTTGAAAGCTATCATCAAACCATTGCAAACAATAAACTTTAGCGTAACGCCTTGAATCAGCGATTAGCTTTGTGCCAATTGCTAAAAAATCAGGTATTTGCATTTTGTTATTCATTTTTTTATATATTTGCAATGTAATTAAGCACGCGGTTAACTCCAAGTGTGTCCATTACAGAAGAGCGGTCTATTTTTTAGACTGCTTTTTTCTTTTATAGCTCTTTACGGTTTTGCCGTCTTTTGATATAATGTGAACCTCTTTTATGAATTTGTGAATGTTAAAACTCAATATTCTTTCAATGTTATTATACGCGTTATCAACTGTATCTTTGTTTACTGATAAATCAATAATTACGGTTTCGCATTCTTGATCATTTGCTTTTTTAAGTATCTTTTTATAATTCAATGATTTTGGTGCTTTTCTGTCAGCCAGTTTGTCATTAATTAGATACTCCGGGTTTTTTACTCCTTTAACAATTCGTCCACTCAAATGAGGTCGAATTATCACATTAACATTAAGTTCGTCAACAATTATTTTAGCCGTTTCAATATTAGCCGATAAGTCAATTTCATCAGCATAAATACTTACATCAACTTTTTTGTTGTTTTTACCTTTATATATGGTTTCTTTTGGAGCGTTCAATTTTGACAATTCAGCATTTTTAACCGCGTTTTCATTGGTTTTTAGTAACTGAAAGAAACTACCATTTTTAGTGTAAATTTCTTTGTCTTTACCAACATTACCTTTAAATTTTACAGGAGGCAAATCATCTGGGATTTTTTCGTCAGCATCTTCAGCTGTAGCGACAACATCACAACGACAACGCCAATCTAAAGGCGGATAAAATCTATTCCAAAAATCATCATCTATCGGTTTAATAATTCCGTCAAGTTTTTCATGCTCACGTCTTACTCTACTATCTCCAACAGTTCTAAATTTTAGGTTTGGAAATAGGTCTTTTGTTTCCTGGAGACGTTCCCATTTTTCTGCCATTTGTGCTGCGGTTTTTGCCGTTTGGTATTCTGCCTGCAGGTAATTTTTATTAAAGTTTTCATTTACCTTTTTTGCTAATGGCATAAACTCATTGAAAGGTCGAATTTTACCATCGCTATCAACTAAAAGGTTGTTTAACTCCTCAAGTATTGCATAACTTTTAGCACCCGAAAAAGCGTAAATATTACGTTTTAAATAAAGCGGCGTTTTACCTTTTCCATCTTTCGGAAATTTGTTCCATTTTGAGCCGTAACCATCAGCGGCGCTTTCCGATAAATCATTATATGTTTGAGTAATAAACTCTTGGTTTAAGTCCTCAGGATTAATCGTTTTATCGTGTAAATCCTTAGCGATTTTCTCAATTAATTTATCATAAGTAGCAAAACTCAAAGCTTCAAAAACCATACAATCACCGCAACCACAATCGTCACTATGATATGATGATGTTATTTGTGTAAAAATTGCATTTACTTGGTTATTCCGCTTTTTTTTTTATCCTCCTCAGTTTGTTGAGTAGCTGGTTGATATGGATTTGCTTTTTGTCCTAAAATAGTTAATCCAGTCTTTTGTGAAATTTCTTCTGGATCTAATTCAAAATGATTGCCCAAAATACTCACAAGCTCTGCAACTTCTTTACTACTTTGCGCCTCTGTATTATCCCAATCAAAATAATTATTTTGAAGTACTGAATAAACTGGACTAATTTTCATTAATCTAGGTAACAATTGTTGATTGATAATGTTTTTAATCAAAAGTTTGTCGCTTTCAAATCTGTCTTTAGCAAGGCGAAATTGTATTTCCGAACTACCAACAAAACTTTTCTCATCAGTAAGCCCAGAACCTCCTAAAATCCTTTTACTTATTTCAGTATTGGCACGATCAATTAATTTATCAAAATTATCTGGATTGCCTCCAGATGCATCTTTCCCAACTTCAAATTTTTCAGAACCACGTCCAACCATAAAACCATTACTTTTAAAGTTTGAAGCAGCTTCAAATAATTGGTTTAATCTTCCATCATCTTCTCTATCTGTAGTTATAAATAAACTTGGTACACCATACTTTTCAACATAATCAAGCCAAGAGCCTAAACCCAACTTTTTGGCTAATACAATTGGAGCCATTTGGGCTAACAGACCAATATCTGAATCTTTACCAACTTGAATATAATAAGGAGCTAGTGAGCCCTCTTTATATTGCCATCCGGTTACGTCTCCTGGTGCTTTTAAAATGATACCTTTTTTGCTATTGAAGTGAGCCATTGGAATCTCATCAACATTTGCTAACTCATTAGTAATTGAGTCAATATCGTATAATTCCATTAGTACATTTCCACGAAAACGACTCATTAAAGCAAATTTTACGAAGTCTTCAAACCAAGTTCTTTCAAATAACCAAGAAAGCTCTGTGTTTTCATCGCCTTTCTCATTTACTATTTTAAAAGCAGAACGTTGACAGAATAAAATACGACTATCAATAACTGATGCAAGATGATTATCAAGCATTAAGTTATCATATAGTTTTTGTAATGAACTTCTGTCCGGTTCTTCTGGGTCGGTCGCCATTGTAACGGCGGTTTTCCATTCTGCTAAAGTTTGAGCTTGCATCGTTACAGCTTCACGCTCTAAATTTTGAGAGGGCGATTTGTCACGAGTAGCCATTGTAACCCTTAATTTCGAATCAGATGCGTTCTTTAAAACGTTATTTTCAAACGCATTATAAAGTTGTATAAAAGGATTTTTCATATATAGAAATCGTTATTCTTATTGTTACCAAAAATTGTATTACTACTAATAGGGTTCCCATTTTCGTCAGTTGGAGTTGGTACACCATCTAAAGTAATTACACCAGTTGAAATGTCTTTTAGTAGTTTCATTGCCTCGTCGTAATCCTCTTTGTAATCAACAGGAACTTTACGAGCGGCATTTCTTTTAATTAGTTTATAAACAACCCATTTAGATAATATTTCAATTATTATTTGGTTTTTTATTGGCGTAACTGTATCAAATATTGCCGTAACATTGTAACGAGTTCCAAGCATCGTTTTTAAAAATGCAATACCTCTCGCTTCTGTATCATCTAAAATATAAGTTTGGTCCTGTGAGCTTTCGTCAATAAAACGCTCATAAGCCACATCTATTAAATCTTTTTTTTCTAAATAAACCATTACCAAGTATTTTTTGCTTTATATTTTCCACTAATAAACTTACCATCTCCAGACCCATAACTAACGTATTTTTCACATTCGTCAGTAACGCCCTTTTTCGCATCTGGGTAATCGTCTTTTGTTTTATAACTTGGTTCGATACCAAACAATTGAGACATTGCGACTTGATGGTCTTTTTTATGCTTCAACTTATCACTATACCACATTTTACGATTTTGATAATAAGGTTGAAGTTCCAACATTCTATCGTATTTGTTTTTTCGTGGATTATTTCGTTTGATTAGGTTTAAACGAATTTGATATAATTGTTCCGCATCTCTAATTGCGCTTTCAACCGCTTCATTCCAAAATTGAGCTTCAAAAACCCAATGTACAGTTACTGTTGGAGGTAATGCTTTTTGAAATTCGCACATATAATATAGCGCGTTGTTCATACGGCATTGTTGTACGAAACAATCAATTTCCCAAAAATCTCTACCATGTAATCCTTGTACAACAACTGCATTATAATCGGCTGTTTTGGTACCTGCATAAGCTACATCCCAATACCCGAAAATAATTTTAAAAGTATTCAGTTTAGGTAAAGGCGCATATTGGATATCGTCATTTTTAAAAATGGTCCCCTCAATATGTGGCTCATTATTATATTCAGCTCGTGCAGCCAAAACCCCAATTTCTTGCTCTATTTGCTTAAAGTAATCAGCTGGATATTTTGAGTGCCAAGTTGGTTTATATGTAACTGGGTCGTAAGCATTAACTCGATGGATTAACCAATCTGGATGCAACTCTTGTAAAATGGTTTGTACCATTTTATGAGCAAACTTATTATTAGCCAAAATGAAACGACGAGTATCACCGTCCATAGTTGGGATTAAATCGCGCTCAATCCATCGAGCCATTTTTAACTGACGAACTTCATTTGCGTTTAGGTCTTTTGTTTCAATATCATCACAAACGATATGAGTAGGACGTTTCCCACCAACACGCAAACCTCTGACACTTTGCCCCATTCCTAAAGCTTGACCGATAAATCCGCCTCTTGTAACAAAAAAGCCATCTTCCCAACTACCCGGATTATGTTGCTCTCCAAAATCATTAATAATTTGAGGATTGCTTTCAAATTCGGCACGAATATCTTCAAGTAATTGCTTTGCTCTGTCGGCCGTATTTCCAACAATTACCAAATAAGTAGGCTCACCATTTATCCAAAGCCAAAAAGGCAGAATAATATCATTTAATACTGATTTTGCTTGAGCACGTCCCCATTCGGCAAATGCCTTAATCGTTTTGTTTTTCTTTACTTTGTTAGAAAAATCAATATGAAAGTCTGGTACATCGGCACTTGCAAAGTGAGGGAAATACCTGTTAACGCATTCCTTTAAACTTTTCTTTGCTAATTCAATTGCTTCACGCTTTTGTATGTCGGTTTCAAACGGATTAATGTTTGAATGACTTCTTGCGAGTTGAAGCTTCTTTTTATAGCGTTCAATTGCCGATTTATCCTCTTTTTTCATTCTTATTTAATTACTTTCACACCTGTGCGATGAATAACTTTGTTTTTTCCAAAGTCATAAGTAAACCCGGTTATGTAGGTTACTTTTATTGAACCATTTTGAAAAGGCTCTTTTTTGATTATTTGCCCAATTTCATAACCCACGCCCTTTTTTAAGAAATAGGTCCCAATGTTTAACTGCCATTGTCTTTTTGGCGCTCTATTAATAATCATGTTTATGATCATGTTCAAAAGAACATGACTTCTAAGCCAGATTGAAAATCTGATAAATATTAATGGTTTTCTCATCCTAATTTTACTGATATAGTTTGTAAATGTGATTCTTGAAATTCAAGTGTATTGTGATATAAGTTTTTGTCGTATTGTTCTAATCCTTGGAAAATATCATTCATTACAGATAAGTAAGTTGATAAACTAAGTTTACCATCTTCTAACCTTTCAAGTGCTTTAGTTTGAATAGCAACCTCTTGACTTAACGCACTAGATTGTTTCCTTAATTCAGAAACTAAATTATTATCTCCTGTGGCTTTAGCTGCTTTTATTTCCTCAGCGATTTGGAGTTGTTGCTCTGTCATTTCACTAATTAGCTCTTTTATATTATTGGCTTGATTAAGTGAAGTATTTACATTGGCATCTCTTACGGCTTTCCATTTACCAGCTTCAACCCAAGCACCAATTGTTTTTTCACTAACAGGAATTATTTCCGAAATAGCTTTAGCGGTTAAGCCTTGTTTAGTATAGTAATCGAAAGCAATGCGCTTTTCTTTGTCTTTTGCCATGTTACATAAAATCGAGATTAATTAGTAATTCTATGATGCAAAATTGGTAATCAATAGCCGAAATTTAAAAAGTTCGGTTTTCATTAGTATTTATACCTTATTTATTTAGTATCAAATAGTTACTAAATAAAAATGCAAATTTTCACACCCCCTTTTTTCTTTAAAAATTTGCAGAGAAATATTACAACAATGAAGAAAATTTTTAGATCAGTATTAACCGCAGCATTCATAATTACAATGAGTGCATACAGCGCACAAAGTTTAACCGCTTTAGCTGAAAAGTACCCGCTTACTATTACTGCAGAAGCAAAAGAAAATTTTGCCGAAATCAGAATTAGTGGCGCTTTATATGAGTGGAATAATTCCACTGAAGTACTAACCGCTAAAATTGACAAACTTTTAGCAGATGGATATAAAGACGTAAAAGTATATATCAACTCTCCAGGAGGCGATGTTTTTGTAGGTGCTGAAATTGTTAATCAATTAAAACGCTTTCCGGGTAAAAAGCAAGGTTTTGGAGGTGCAATTGTTGCATCTGCTGCAACCGCAATTGCAATTGAAATGGACACATTTGAAATTGCTGAAAACGGTCAATTTATGTATCATAAACCAAGTGGTTACATTTCTGGAAATGAGGACAAAATTGAAAGTTCACTTACACTTTTGAAAAACTTGACTTCTCAGTATAAAACTAAATATTCCGAAAAAACGGGATTATCAGAGGAGGATATTGAATCGGCTTGGGCTAAAGGCGATGTTTGGTTAACTGCTAAACAAGCACTAGAACAAAAGTTTATTACTTCTGTAGCCGAAAGCGAGAAAATCACAAAAAATACAGCGGAAATGATTGCGGCCTTTGGCGCACCAATCACCCCAAAAGAAGATTTTAAACCAGAACCAGATATGAAAAACAGAAATGCAATTATCGCATCGTTAAAGCTTTCGGCTGATGCGACAGACGAGCAAATTGAAGCGGCTATCAACAAAAGTGTTGAGAATGCTGGAAAAGTAGAGCAAATTACAGCTCAACAAAAAGAAACCCGAAAAACTGAAATCAATGAAATGCTTGACAAAGCAATTACAGCGAAAAAGTTTACGGCTGATTTGAAGGGTACTTACGAAACATTGGCTAATGCCGATTTTGATGGTACAAAAAAAGCTATTGAAGCAATGCAGCCAGTTGCAAAACCATCAGAACATTTTGAAGCGGGAGAAGGAAACAAAGGCCGTGAAAAATGGACAATGGAAGATTGGCAAGAAAAAGATGCTGAAGGATTAATCGAAATGATGACTAAAAATCCTGATGACTTCAAAAAATTAGAAACCGAATATTTCGGAAAATAGGTTTAAACTGAATTTAAATTCAGTTTAAAACACAAAAACAAAAGTAAAATTAATTCAAAAAAACACATGAAAAAAGCAACAAAATTTTTAGTATTTGCGATGTTATTTGTAGTAGCTACAGTAATGTCAAAAGCCATGGGCATTGATGGCGATAGCGGAATGCAAACAGCAGGTTTATCTGTAGTGGCATTACCTCTTTTAAATCAACAAGCCGAAAAAGAAATGATTAAAAAATTTCGTCATGATAACACTTGGTTATCGGAATTGAAATCAAAAAACAACTGGGTAAATAACGAAGTAATTAAAATCCCGAAACAAGGATTGGCACCAGCCGTATTAATTAACAACTCCGTTTATCCAATTGCCTCAAATGGTAGAGATGATTCACATGTTGTAATCTCGTTGAATAAATACGATACAGAAAACACTATTGTAACTGCGGACGAATTATATGCGTTACCATACGAAAAAGTATCAGATGTTCAAACTCAACATAGAGAGGAATTAGAAGATGTAACGGCACGTCATGCATTACACGCAATTTCGCCAGCTTCAAACACTGCAACTATGCCAGTTCTTTTAGCAACTGGAGCGGATGACGGAACTGGAAGATTAAAATTAATTTCAAAGGATGTTATTCGTTTGAAAAAAGCATTAGATAAGTTAAATGTTCCGAAAATGGGTCGTGTAATTGTTTTCTGTACGGAGCACGTTGCCGATTTATTAGAGGAGGATAGAAATTTCCATACCCAATACCAAAATGCAATTGATGGTGTATTAAGTAATTCTTATTACGGATTCAAAGTTTATGAGGCGAATTACACACCTACATATTCTGCATTAAACGTAAAAGTTGCTTTTGATGCAGCAGCGGGTCCAAAAGTATCAAGTATCTGTTTCCATAAAAACTTTGCGGTTAAAGCATCGGGGTCTGTAGCTCGTTTCGCTAGACCTGCAGAATTAGATCCAGAGAATAGACAAAACACTGTCGGGTTCCAACAGTACTTCATTGGTGTAGCCATCAAAGACGAAGGGATTGGAGCAATCATAGGATAGATAGTTAGTTTGATTTGTAAGGCGGTTGTGTGCACTGCGCTCCAACCGCTCCCTTACGGGGGAAAATTTTAAAGTATGAGAAACGTAGAGTACATAGTAATTCATTGCACAGGAGCACCACAAACGCAATCTATAGCAATTATAAAGGGTTTTTGGAAAAACACTTTAAAATGGAATAATGTAGGTTATCATAAAATTATTGAGGCAGATGGAAAAGTCACAGAACTTGCTAAACCTGATTCAATAACTAATGGTGTAGCTGGCAAAAATAGCAAGTCATATCATATTTGCTATTTAGGTGGTCAAAAAGGTATTGATAACAGAACTCAAGAGCAAAAGAAATCACTTTTAGATGAAATCAAAAAAGCTCGAAAAATGTTTCCTAAAGCTAAAATTGTTGGACATAGAGATTTGTCTAAAGATTTGAATTCTGATGGAATTATCCAACCGAATGAATGGACAAAAATGTGTCCTAGTTTCGATGCAATTAAAGAATATTCTAAAATTTAGAAAATGAAAAAACCACTTATTTATTGGTACACCTTTTTACTTCTTTTAGTATTAATGACATCTTGCAAATCACAAAAGCCGATTGTTATTGAAAAAAAAGTAACTGAAAAAGTTGTTGAAAAAGTTCGAGATACTGTTTTTAAACTAGTACCGGATAGCTCAAGTTACAAAGCTTTGTTGGAGTGCCAAAATGGTAAAGTAAAAATAAAAGATGTTTTGGAGCAAAAAAAAGGCTCTAAAAATCTAAAAAAACCAAAAGTTAGTATTGATGATAAAGGCGTATTAATCGTTGATTGTCAAACTGAAATAACCGAGTTAAGAGCAAAATTAAAAGACAAGGAAACCATTAAAACTATTGAAATTGAAGTTCCGGTATTAGTACCTGCAGAAATTACAGGTTGGGTATGGTTTCAAATATGGATGGGACGAATATTCCTGTTTTTATTGATTGGTTTATTAATTGGGTTTTTAGCTAAAAAATTTATAAAAGGATGAAAAAAACGTATAGCGAAAGCGAATTAAAAGGATTAGCCGAAAAAGTATTCGAGCAATATCCAACCCAAAATGAAGTGTTTGCCACTTCGGACGGAAATGTGTTTTTATTGAAAAATAGAGCTGAATTACATGCAGGTCCAAAAGGTAATGTTTATCCCATCCAAAGAGAGGCGAAAACAGAAGTTGTTGAATTAAAAGCAAACGATGCTATTGCAGCAATTGCTAAATGTGAAACTTTAGAAGGTTTAGAGGCTTTCAAATCGGATGAGCGTAAAAGTGTTAAAGCTGCTTATGTGAAAAAATCAGAGGAGCTTACAAAGCTTATCGAAGATGCAAACACTGGAGGAGCTCCAGACGCAGATAAACAATAATCTAACAATTATAAAATGGGAGAGTTAAAAGGAGTTAATGTACAAAAACTGCAAGGCGGTTTAGTTAGAACTAACGGAAACAAAGACAACCATGTTGCGATTATTTGTGTTGGTATTCCTGTTGGAGCAATATCTACTGCAGTTAATAATGCAGGCAAAGGAGTTATTTTAAAATCGCCGTATGATGCAGAGGTTTTAGATATTAATGAAAGTTTCGACGCAAATAATGGACTTAAACTTTATAATGATATCGTTGAATTTTGTAGGCTTGCCCCAGAGGCAACTCTTTATTTGTTTAATTCAGATGTAGAGGCTGATTTAAAAGCTTTTTTAAATCAGAATAAAGAAATTAAAGGTTATGGATTAAATGTCACTTGGGATGCATTAGTTCCAAATTTAACATTAGAAGTGGCAAAGCACCAATCTATTGTTAATGACTTTGCGGCTGATAATCGTTTGATTGACTTTGCCATTATTGGTATGGATGAATTAGATGTTTTTACAACTGATTTATTCACTTTAGCTTCTGGAAATGTTTCGGTTTGTGTTGGATGCGAGGATGATACTAAAGTTGTTGCAATTGGTTCTGCACTTGGAATGATTGCCATTCGTAAAGTAAACGAAAATATGGCATCAGTTGATATTCAACAAAAACCAAGAAGTAAAAGAGGTACTGCTGATTATACATTGACGGATTCGTCTTTAGGTAGATGGCAAATAGCTTTTTTATCTGATGGTAGAGAAATTTCAACCGTTCCTAACTCTGAATTAAGAGACGGAATTATTGCAAAAGGCTACATTGTTGTTGCTGGTTACGAAGGTTATGCAGGAATGTTTTTTGAAAACTCATACACCTGTATTGAAAGAGCTTCTGATTTCGCTTTTATTGAAAACAATAGAACTTGGAACAAAGCGGCTCGTTTGGTAAGAACTACGCTTTTACCAAAAGTAAAAGGAGTCGTAAAAAAGAATCCAAGCACAGGGTTTATTGCATCAACAACTGTAAGTTATTGGAAACAATTATTAAACAAGGCTTTAGAAACAATGGTTGTGGCTGATGAAATCTCAGGTTATGAGGTTGATATTGACCCAGAGCAAATAGTTAACAGCACAAGTCCGGTTACTGTAAAAGTTTCAGTTGTTGCTGATGGTATAGTTCACGAGTTTGATGTGGCTATTGGTTTAACAAATTCAATTTAAGAAATGACAACTGTAATTAATAAATTCGGAACAATGCAGGGATGGACATCCATCACTGTAAATATGATGGGTAGAGATGTTGAAGGTATTACAAAAATATCTTATGACGATACTGAAACCAAAGAAAACGTAAAAGGTGCGGGTAAGTTTCCAATTGGTCGCTCTCGTGGTGATTATGAAGCTAAATCAACTATTGGACTTTATAAGGAAGAGGTTGATGCAATCCAACAAAGTTTACCTACGGGTAAAAGATTGCAAGATATTGGAGCCTTTGACATTATCGTTCAATATGATATTGATGGTGTAATAAAAAAGGATATTATTCATAATTGTGAATTCACTAATCGTGCTGTTGACGTTTCACAAGGAGATGGAACAATTAGTACAGATCATGAGCTTTTAATTTCACACATAACTTGGGGAGCTGTATAATGGAAACAAACGAAATAAAATACACAGAAATCAAGAATTGGGATGACTCTGTAAAACAAGCCCACGCTGCCAAATGTGGTGGCGAAAGAAACCTTGTCGAGGTTGATGTTATCACAGAGGATAATTATCGATTTTCTTACTTAGTTAAACGTCCAACAAAAACAATTGTTCAAGCAATTACAGAAATTGAGGCAAAACACGAAAGTAAGAAAGAGCCTAAAGATAAAACTAGTATTCAAAATTTAATGTTGGGTTGTGTTTTAGAAGGCGACAAAGATGCTTACGAAAATGATGCGGCTATTTATACCGTATTAATGACACGTATTAGTCAATTAGTTAAGCAGGCTAAGATTGATCTAAAAAAGTAATTGAGGGGTATTGGCTCAACCCCGATGACGATCAAGAAAAAGATATTCAAAAAATTAATGCAATCATACGGGTTGAGTTTGGTCTCAACCCAGATGATTTAACTAATGATGAATGGGCACAACGTTTCCAGGAATGGGTATATGTTCAAAGAGTAAAAAATAACGCATCTGAAAAGATTATTGAAAAAGTAGTTCGTACGGCTTTGGCCGACACATTGAAAGCAATTAATGGGCAATAAAACAACAACATCTTGGATACTCGAATTTGTGGACGAAATCACAAAGCCTCTTAAAGGTGCTACAAAAAGCATTGTTAAGAGCACGAGTTTTATTGATAATATGACTGATTCCGTTAAGCTTAATGAAAAGGAAACCAAAGAAGCTTTAAACAACGCGAAAAACCATTATGCTGATTTAAAAAAGCAAATTTCTGATAACAAAAAAGAACTTCAAGAACTTGAAAAAGTTAAACAAAGTGATGGATGGTTAGGAGTAATGGAAGCGGGAAAAGCTTTTGATTTAGCAACTAAAAAAGCTGAACGTTTAGCAATTGCAATTCAAGGAGCTGAAAAAGACGTTGAGGATTTAACTAAAGAGTCTGACCAATTTGCTAAAAAGGCTCAAAAATGGTCCGATGTTACAACTGGAATAAATCAAGCGACTGAGTTAATGCAAAAAGGTGTTGATGGTTTAAATTTCACCACTGACACAAGTAATTTAACAACATCAGTACAAAGAATGACTGATTTGGCTGGTGATGATTTAGAAAATTTTGTAACAAAAACACAAAGGTTAACCGCTTTATATGGTGAGGACGCTTTAGAAATTGCTAGAGCTGCAAACGCTATGACTAAACAAAATGGCGGGACGTTTGAAGATAACTTAGCATTAATAGATCAAGGTTTTCAAAAAGGAGCTAATGCCAATGGAGATTTCATTGATTCGCTAAAAGAATACCAACCATTTATTAAACAATTAGGTTTAGACCAATCTCAAGCCATTGCATTGATTGCAAAAGCAGGAAAACAAGGTATATTTTCAGATAAAGCAATTGATGGCATTAAAGAGGCCGATTTATCACTTAGAGAAATGGGCAAAGCTCAAGTTGAAGCTTTAAAAGGAATTGGAATTAAACCCGATGAGCTAGTTGGGAAAACTACATTTGAAGCAGTTCAAATGATTTCCCAAAAAATGAAAGGCGCAACTACTCAAGCTAAGCAATTAATACTTGCCGATATTTTTAAAGGTGCTGGAGAGGATGCCGGTTTAATGTGGGCTCAAGAACTTGGTAACGCTAATTTCAACTTAGCCGATTTACCATCTGTTAAAGAGTCTGCTGAAGGCATGAAAACATTTTTTTCCGAAATAAAAACTTGGGCTGGTAGTACATTCAGCAATATGGGTTCTTATGCAGAAACTCTATCTCCTATAATTATGACAATTGGGAGCGCGATTCCTATTATTAATTCTTTAAAGGCGGCTACTTGGTTTCAAACTATTGCTCAATGGAATTTAAACGCAGCTATGGCCGCTAATCCAATTGGAGTAATAGTTATTGCAATTATTGCTTTAATAGCCTTAGTCACTGCGGTTATTATGAAATATGATGAATGGGGAGCAGCGGTTACATTATTAATGGGGCCTTTGGGAATTGTTATTAATTTAATTCAAAGTTTTAGAAGAAACTGGGATAGTATTGTTCAAGCGTTTAAAACAGATGGAATAATTGGAGGTATAAAACGTATCGGTATTGTTATTTTGGATGCCTTATTAATGCCTATTCAACAGCTTTTAGAATTAATTGCAAAAATACCCGGTATGAAAGGTGTTGCTGGAGGTGCTGCGAACTGGATAAAAGAACAAAGGCAAAAGCTAAATTTAGTTACTGAAGAAAAAAAGGCTCCAGAGAAAAAGAGTGAAAAGAAACCGGGTGTAAATTCATTACTCCAGCAACCTCCAGATGTTTTAGGTAAAACAGTAGGAGCAACTGGAAAAGGTAAAAAAGGAGCTAAAGAAGGCGATGGATTAAATGTAGGTTCGGGTTCTGGCGGAATTAAAAATATTACAATGACTTTGAATATAGCTAATAACTTTTCAGTTTCACAAGGTATGGATGTTCGTCAGATTGCTGAAAAAATAACTGGAGAAATTAACGACCGATTGAGAGACGGTGTAATAAGTTTAGGATAATGACAGACCAAAGATATAATTTATCGCAACTTTTTAAGGCCGCTTTTGGTATTAATAGTCCGGTTTATGTTATTGATCCAATTGGTAAAGAAAGTAAGTCGGCTATATCTTATGAAGGTATTCAGATTTTGCCAGATTATTACGAAGCTGAAAGCAAGAGTTGGATGGGAACTCCTATAATTTTTGCAGCAACTCTTAAAGGCGATAGTTACCAACAGTATAATTCAACTGGAGAAATTGAAGAAGTTGGATATGAACCAGATTTTGCAGTTAGACATAAATATCTTGATAGTGCTTATAAATTAAAAGGAGTTTATGTCCCAGAAGAAAAAGATAAACCAAAAGATAAAGAAAATTCTGAACCTATTGTAAAACCTTCACTTCAAGTTGAACCATTACGGTCTTTTAAAAAGAAAGATGATAAAGGAATAGATATACCTGATGATATGCTGGACCCGATGGGAATAAGAGAACGATCACTTCCAAAATCAAAAATAAAATCTAATGAAGATAATGATGAAATCTTTATAATTGCTGATTGTAAAAAATGCAAACGAGAGAAATCATGTAAAGAAGGTGGCGCAATAGGTGTTGTTAATGATGATGATATTCTTGAATGCAATATGTTTGAACCTAAGAAATAGTCATAAAACATCATAAGAGCGTTTCTAATGGAAGAAGGAAAGGATTATACTACAACTATCGATATGATAAAATGGCGACATCTAGAGAACTGGAATGACCTAGGAAAGTTCAATGATCTTAAGAAGGTGGTAGTGGTGCCAGGGATTGAATATGCAGTGCAATCATTTCATACTGGTCTATACGAATACTATACTACTACTCTGAACACTTCATTACAAAAGCTTATGCCTTTCAAAAAAGAAAATAGAATATACGTGAAAAGAAAAATATGAAAAAAGAAAAGAAACATTACAACT